CCTTCAATATTTATAGAGTATTCAATCTCTGCTGTGGCTGCTGTAATACTTCCATGATCTGCATATCTTATAGTTTCATTAGTAGGTGTTGAAGGAGTACTAAGAACATTTGTAACTACACCATTAGTAGTAGAAGGAGTAATCCCTGTTCCTGAAGCTGTAACTTTAAATTTACCTGCTGTTACAGTTCCTGTTGTAGCTTCTAATAAAGCTGCTCCTTTCCATACTCTTATATCTGTTCCAGATCCTGTGTAAGTTACAGCGTTACTATTATTAGTATCAATAGGTATTGCGTGCGCTTGGTTTGTATTTACTACCGTATACGCATCGGTTCCTGATTTAATAGCTGCTATAGTTATCTTATCTGAGGCTACTTCTACTGTGTTATCAGATGATCCACCATTTTCGGAAACACTTACTGTTACAGTTGAAGGGTTAACAAAGTTATCAATATCGGCTGGTACTGCATATGTAAAGGTATCTTGGTTTGCTCCAGTACCATTTGTATAGGAAGTTTCATCAGTAATTCCATCTCCTGTAAACTTAAAGAACGCATCAGTAAAGCCCGCTGAATCTGCTGTTATAGTAACATCTGTGCTTGTACTTGGTGTTGGATTTAAACCGTCAGTATCATATAAAACAGTATAATGGCTAGATTTTAAACTTACATTATTACCCCCTACTCCTGCTGCTCCATCTGCTCCTGTTCCTGCTTTAGTAAAAGAGATGATTCTAGTACTAATAGTATAGTCTCTTTGTAAATCTTTAACTACTATAGTCGCAGTTGCTGAGAACTGATCAGCATCATCTAAAGAATTATCATCTATTGTAATTACACCTGATCCAGATATATTTACATCACTAGTTGCATCGAGTCCTGTTACTGCTGTACATGTTAACCCAAAAGTACTTGCTACTGTTCCACTTGCTGCGTATGTAAAGGCTTCTCCATCTCTTTCTACTGTATAAGTATTAGAGTATGCTGCATAGTTTGAAGTAGTTACTAAACCATCAGAATCTGCTGAGAAAGTATGGGATTCATTAGTTCCCTGAACATTATAAGCCCCTTGTCCTTTTGATATTCCATATTGAGTTAGTACGTAAGTTGAAGCTCCTGTTTTTTGAACCATTCCAATAATAGTATCATTTTGATAGTCTGTATGGAAGGTATTTTTACTAAAGGCTTGATTATCTGCGTCTACTATAGTAATGTTTACTGCTGGGTCTACTATAATTTCCGAATCAGAAGTTAGAGTTCTTACTCTATGATAATGATTAACTGTAGGAGATGTTGTAGTAAACTTAAGTACATTATCGACTGCTAATTCTGGATCAAAGTTACTACTATCCAGTCCTAATATATGATTAGGAGTATGGGTTGCAGTGCTAGTCATATTTGGTGTACAAGTAATTGTTCCTGTACCTGTTGCAAAAGGCGATCCGCCTACTGCATAAAATTGATCTGATGTTTCATCATGTGCTATTGCATAAAATTTATTTAAATGATGATCCATGTAGACATACCCAGTATCTCCACCAGTAGTTGAAGTATGATCTAATCCTGTAAAGTCTAATTGAGGTTGCCCGGTTACTGTGTGTGAATTTCTACCATCGTCGTGTTGTTGATTGGCTGGGCTGAAAGTAACTTTACCTCCATCTATAGAATAACCACCACTAATAGTACCAATTTTATTTATAGTAAAGTCTCCGTTACCAACGGTTCCTTCACTCGGTCCTACTGCTCTTTGGAAATTTACTAGTAGATTAGCTGTTGTAGGCTCAGATCGTCTGTCTTGAACACTTTTCGTAAACACTCTTACATGATATCTACCACTGGTTTTACCGTCTAGGTCTAAAGAAGTATTAGGGGTATCTCCTGCGTGTTTCCAATCTTGCCCATCTTCCGCATAATAAACTTCATACTCTCTAACGAATTTATAAAGGGAAGCATCGTCTATATTTCTAGGAGGATCCCAGCTAAAAGTTATACGGTTTGAAGAGGCATCATTATCGTTTAGTTTAAGTAATGAAGCCTGATATCCTATATTAGTAACTGGAGGTACTTTTAAAGCAGAAGAAGGTAAAAGAACTGTTCGGTCTGGGTTTAAGGCTTCATTCTTATCAATTGAATCAAATTTTGAAGCGTTATATTCTAATGCTTGTATCTCGAATTGGTTACCTTCAGATTCTCCTATTTGTAGTACTCTATATAATTCAGCTTCTTCTTTGGCTTTCCCTGTTGAAATAGCAGATCTTGAAATAACAAACATTGAACTTGTGTCGGGCGCTTCTGAAAAGATAGCACTATTAAGTCCTGCAGTATTTATAGTAAGAGTGCTAGGATCTGCATTATCACTATTATCTATGAATTTAGTTTCGGTTTGTGTGAAAGGAGTCCATTGAACAAAAACCATAATTCCATCTTTATCAAATATATTAACAGCTTTTTCTTCGCTATCAATGGTAATGTCTCCTTCTCCATCTTCCCAGCCTCTGCTAGAAGCAATAATACCATCGGAGTCTCTCCAATTAGTAATCTCATCTCCTCTTACAAAATTAACATTTGATCCTTGAACTTCTATAGTAGCAGTATCTTGTGCTATTATTGCTTTGTATCCTACAAAAGTTAAAGTAACTTGATAGTCATTATAATTATAATCTGTTTCTTTTTCCCATTGTCTATCTAGTTTTATACTTGAAGTAGAAGAACTTGCTTTTATTCTACCGCCCCAACTCTTACCAGATTTTTGGTTATCCATAATCTGAATTATATCGCCAGGTCTTATAAATGCAGCGTTTATACTAGTACCAAAAGTAACAGTATTAGTATGTAAATTATTACTTAAAAGTTTCCATTTACCTAAACGTCTAGCTTGTCCTCTTGATGTACAACCAAAAGCAGTTATAGAATCTGTTTTAAGAAATTCTGAATCTTTTTGTAGTGTTTCTTCTAGCTCTACTATTTCAGATCTGGGTCTATAATAATCTTGTGGATTATTCCAGTTTACTATTACCTGATTAGTTCTAGTCTTATTTGCTGTACCTTCATACTTAAATTCACCATTTAAAACATTACCAGTAGTAAATTGATATACTGGGTCTTTTTCTGAGTCTTGTACAATATATACTTCTCCATTTAACCAATATGTCATTCCTCTAAATATACCCGTTATATCATTTAGTACTTTAAATGCTGCTTGTTGTCCAGCTATTACTAAATTACAGGAAAATCTAGGTTCGTACTCATTAGTTGTAACTGCATCTCCTGTATAATTAACATCATTAGTAGTATATAAACTAAGTAAGTCTGCAGCTGCTATACCTGCAGGCACTAATTCATCACAATATCTAGCTATAGTATATAATTCCCATTTATTAACTTGACTTTGACCTACGTAATTACCTAGTCCATAAATCTTGTTAGTCATTATATCATTATATACCCACGCTGGATTATTACACCAACTTTGATAGAAAGTACCGTCCCAATCATGCTCTACTGCAGTTACTTTTTCTGTTGCACTATTTCTTCTATAGTTGGCGGGAATAAGTACTTGCTCTACTGCTGAAACAGCAGAAGAACCGGAACCTTCATTAGTTATATTTGCCCCTAAAAGAATATTAGAGGTAGGAGATACATTCCTTAAATAAAGATATTTATTAGTAGTATCAATTTTATCAATTAGACCCCCAGTGAATACTGAAGCTGTTTTTGTTCCTGCTGCTGTAGTAGATGATAAGGTTTTTAATGTAGGATCTGTAGCTGATGTAGCTGGAGCGTTTAATGTATAAGTAAATTGTGTCGCAGTTGTTGCTTCGCAATTAAAAGTACCTTCCCAAAAGTCTGCTTCTGCAGATACTCCATCTATTGTTACAGTAAAAACATTGCCGATAGTTATTCCATGTCCAGCCCCGCAGGTAGCCGTTGCTAAATAGCCATCGTCAGCATCACCATTGATAGCATTACCGTCATCGTCCTCTAATTTCGTTTCTTTATTGGCGAATTCTGCTGTTATAGTACTAATAGAAATAGCAGCCTGTTTTACAGAGTCTCCTACTGCAAAATTACTAACACTAGCAACAGTTACTTTACGCCCGTTGTAGTCTATAGGGAAATGATTGCTTGGAATTTGTACTAACTTACCATCAATCTCATAGCCTCTTGAAGGAATACTTGAAAAGGCTTCTGCATCTATAGCGCCTGCTATGTACGCAGTATGGGGGTATTCTAGCTTATCTGCTATTGAAGCTTCTATACTATCTATATAAATTGAGTTTGAGACTTCGTATGTATCATTTGACTTATCACCACCAACTCTTGTTACTTTTATTGCCCAGTCTACCATTCCATTGGCAGCTTTATCATTTTCTATATTGAAACCAAAGGTGTGTGCATACTTACCACTTACTTTACCTTGAAAACCTGTAGTAAATTTGTTAACAGTTTTCAATACTCCATCATTATCTGTATACCTAAAGTCAATATTGAAATTAACATTAGCCGCCCTTCTATCTCCTGATTGGTCTCCTTTTTTCGTAATTTTTACCATGCCTGTAGTAGACATAGTAATTTTTATATAATCGGCATTGTTTTTCTCAAAAGATCCGCTAGATATAGTATGATATTGGGGTTCATTTAATTTTAATTCAGCGCTTCCTATTTCTTCAATTGCAGCGGCTGAGGGGAAGGAATGAAAGAAGTCTGCATTAGGGGTTTGTGTTGCAGTTCCTTTTGCTTCTACAATTCTGAAATTCTGTATATTGGAAGCTGCAGATCGTTGCCCTGTTCGTTGGTTAACATCTCTAATCCTAGTTTCATCTACTAGTATGGACGCGTCTCCGTAAACAAGACCCTTAATTGGCCCTTCTGCTATAGCATCTATAAAGGCTGCGTGTTGCCGAGCAAACATATTATCATCTGCTTCAAACGGTTCACGGCCTCCTCCTTTACCTCCAGAGCCTATAACTTTTATTAAATTTTTATCTTTATTAGCCATTAGTATCTGACCCGATTACCATACCCGCCATATCCGCCATATCCGCCTTGACCATAACTATACCTTCCTGTAGTAGAGTTCAATCCGTGTTTATCTCCATCATTTCTAAATCCACCTATACCTACTAGTTTCCTAGTTTTTGAAACTTGAGATTCATTATTAGAACTAGTAGTAAATAAACTTCCCATAACAGTTTTAGATCCTGTTACCATTCTTCCGTAAACTAAAGGGATAGCTTCTCCTTGTTTAACTGTGTTAATCGGACCCGAAAATAAATAGTTTTCTGCTTGTTTAGCACTATTTCCGTCAGGAGTATCTGGAGCTAGCATCATAGAGGCTCCTCCAAGTAACAAGCCCATTCCTAAATAGGAAGCTCCTTGTAACGCTAAAATTGCAGGAACTGAAGTACCCGCAGCAGCAGCAGCTCCTGCCATAGTAAATGTTCCTGCTGCAGAAATACCTCCAACAGCAGAAGCCGCGATAAATGCTTCAGTTCCTGCAACTGCTGTTGCACCTACCATACTAGCTCCCGTTGCAGCTCCACTAAACATTCCTGGTACAGCAGCGGCTCCAAAACCACCTGTCATAGCTATTAGAGCTACTCCAAGTACCATCATTATTCCTGCATTTTTACTACCAGCAATTACTGGAGCAAAAGTATATGATTGACTCATACTAGGATTTGTTAACATGCATTCTTCTGCACTGACGGGTTCATTTCCAACTAAGACATCATAGCCTTGTATGTTTTCTCCTTCAATTAAAAATTGCTTAAATCCAGAACGTTGGGCTGCAATAGCCTGCATGGCTTCTGCGGGCGAGTTTACTGCTAGGTTCCACTCTTCCCCAAACTTCTCTCCTAATATTCCTTCTAAATAAACTTTTCTCATTGAAATTTCTTATGTCTTAATACTGCTCTGGATATTTGATTCCATATTCCGTGATAATTGTCTCTGCAAGATAATCTTTGTGGAGCGTGATGTAACATCTTCCCTCTACCTACATATATTCCTGCGTGATTGGTAGTGTCTGCGTTCAGTGCCATTAAAATGACGTCATGAGGCTGTAGAGTACCATCTAGTACTTTAGTAAAGCCTTCACTTGCATATCTTTCTAGATAATAATTTTTTCCTTTTTCCCAAAATTCCCACTCATAATCCCAATCAGGTCGAAAGTGGATATCTTGCTTGGCGAAATAATCTTTTACTATTGTATAACAATCATATACACCAAATACAAAAGGTCTTCCAATTAAATCAAAAGACTCTTTCTGAGGTTCTATCTTTACCCACTCATCATTCCAGCCAAAAATATACCAAGGGAGTCCTAATCTATTACATGCAGCTCTATCTACTGGACTGGGTATAGGCTCTGCATGAGGGTGACTGTGGATTACTCCTACTACATCTCCTTCATCTGCGACTGCTTTATAATCATATGGATCTATTACAAAGTCCTGTCTAGGATCTTCTGCTTTATTTTTACAGGGAAAGAATTTAATTCTTCCTTTTCTTACTGCTAATAAGCCACAAGCTTCTTTATCTACCTCTTTATAGACGTAAGCTTTTACTTCTTCTAGTACTGGTTCGATCATTATCCGAAACTTGCTCCTGGGAAACCACCAAAAGGTAGTGCCACATTATCTGTTGTTTGATGTTTAACTCTGGCTTCTGCTTGAGCATTTGATGAGGCGCCTCCGCCTGATATAGCAATTGTTGGGTTGTGTGAATAATTAGAACCTCCATTCGTTACTGTAAACTTTGTAATTACTCCTCCACTTATTGTTGCAGTAGCTACTGCTCCGCTTCCTGTTGAGTCATCACCATGATTCGTAAATGTTATTGTGGGTTGACCAGTATAACCTGCTCCTCCTTGTAGTACTCCATCGACCATCTTTACATGAACTACATCTACTTTTCCACTGTTAGCGACATAGGCAAATCGTTTTGAACACGAGCTTAAACGTTTACCGCAAATATCCCCAAATTCCCAGTAAGATATATTAGTAGGTTTTACTAATTCATCAATAGTATCTCCTGACGTGATTGTATGTGCTCTTGAACATTTATATAGAGTATTTCTACAAGCTTGAATATACCCGTCATCATTATGTGTTCCTGTTGCGCTACTATCTGTCTGAACTACAAGAGTTGAACTTGCTCCACTACCACTTTTAGATTCAATATACAAAGGAACATTTTTATGATTCCAACTTGAAGGAGTCGCTCCTTTAATAACTAACCAGTCTCCTACTGCGAATTCATCTGCAGTTGCTTCTGGTACAGTAATAGTTAATTCATCTGTCGCAAATTCATTTAAAAGGCTAATTGGATATAAACTTCCTATAGGTCTTTGGTATTCTACATAGTCTCCTACAGCGTAGGATACATTATTTTTATATAAAGTTGCCTCTCTATTTGTTTGTTCGTCTTGTCTTCCCCAAAAAGTATATTCATAAGTACCTGGACTAGCTGCATCTTTAGCAATTATATTATCATCTTTATCAAAATATAAAGGATCTCCAACACCTTCAACTAATCTACTATCTTCATTCCAATTACAACCGCCTTGTGTTGTATCTTTATACTTCCAAGGACAGCGTGCTGCTATAATACTTCTTCTAGGTAATGAGATTCCTTCTGCGTCAAATGCAGAAACAAGTTCAAATTCGACTAACATAGCTGTTTCAGTAGATTTTCTTTCTATATAAAATACATCTCGGTTAAATTCTACGGGTGGATTATTAGCTCCTGAACTAGCTTCATTGTCTTTTAAGTACTTTGCAAGAGTCTTTCTTCTAATTACTTTCGCTCCTACTAAGTCGTCCCAATCTGCTAAGTATGTTTTAAAATATTGATTTATATTTCCCATTCGAACTGTAGGACGAGGTAAACTACCTGAGCCAGACCCTCTAACTTCCCAACCTTCGCTTTCTATAGGTAAAGCTGTGTAGGTAGCTGCGCTGTATTTACTTGAAGAACTCGATCCAAAGTCTGCTTCATTATCAAGGCTGTACCAAGTAATATCACTAGTGCCATTTCGACCATCATGGAAAAATAATTTATCTATTCCAGTTCCCCCAATATTACTATCGGGTAGTTCTATCTCATAGACAACAACATATGAACTATGTTGTGATTGCCCCTGTACATCTGTAACTAGAGCATTATTAGTACCTAGTATTGGTTGTGCCATTACTCAAAAACCTCTCTAGCTGTACAAGCTAAAGTATAATAAAGAGTGTTCGGCATAGTTCTAGTAAAATCTTCTATTACTACTGTTACTGCTTCTTCTACATTAACTGTGGATCCTGTGCCTGCTATTGCAGTTGTGTCAGGTACAGTTAATCTGCAAGTATCCACACTTGCAAGAACTATAAAGAACCTATTTAAATTATCAATATCTTCTCTAGTTCTATTATTAAATACTAAACTCCATTTTCTAGGGGTATTATTTATGCCATCTCTAACTCTCATTTCATATCCGTCACCAAATTGTGCTTTAAAAACTCTAGGTTTGGGAGCTTCTGCTATACCTTTATCGAACATTACTGCTGCAGAAAAACCATAAATATTACTACCAGGTGTTGCTCCAGTAACTCTCGTTCCGTTTGTATCAGTATTTATTGTATTAGTTGTTAATCCTTGTGCCATTATCCGCCCCTGCCTCCTGTTCCTTGTCGATTAAGAAGTCCGCCTGGTCTCATTTCTGTTTGTAAATGTTGTTGAACGAGTCCACCAATTGATTTTCCAAGCTGAGCCATGTCTCCACCACCCGAAGCCGAAGTTTGAGACTGTCCACCTTGCATATTTATAGAAACATTTACTGTGTTTCCACCACCGCCTCGTATATCTACAGGAATACTTCTATCGTTTCCTAATGGGACTATTGCTTCTGTACCATGGAGTTTAGCCATATACCCTGAATTTGGTCCTCGTGCTACTCCACCACCTGAGTACCCAGGGCCTGATCGTATTCCACCATATCTATCTCCTGAACCTCCAAATAAAGATTTAAAGCCTCCAGAACCATCGCCCATTCCTGGGAACATAGCAAGCATCATTTTTACTGCTGCTGCTTTCATAAACATAGCCGCTAAATCAGCAAGTACTGATTTGGCTAAATCTTTCATAGAGTCTTTAAACGATTTAGTTCCATCAATCATAGATTGGAACATACTTTGGAATCCATTTGATAAAGTGCTTTGTATACCCCCTAATAATTCTGTTTCAGCTGATAAACTTGCCATTGCTATAGACTCTTCTTTTAACTTTTTTAAATCTAATGTTTTCCTGTCTCCGCCTTCTTTTTCGTGTTTAGCGATAGTTTCATAGTAGTGTACTGAAGCAGGATTCAAATTAGCTATTGTATTTCTATCTATATTCATCATTTGTAGTTTTGCATTATGTTGCCCTTGGATATAAACTCCAGCTATTTGATTTTCTAAATCTAATTTCTGCTCGCCTAATTTTACGCCTTCTTGTTCCAGTTTGAACGCTTGATCAAGATATGCATTGTACTGTTCTTGTGCTTTAGTTATTGGTTGTAAGTACTTGGTGTATTTCTTTCCACCAATCTCCATACTTTCACCTGCTTGAGCTCCTGTTCCGCCTCCTAATAAAGCTCCTCTTACGACCTCACCTTCTGCATCTATGCTAGTTGATCTTATTCCGCTTGCATAACCTGCATAGTCACCTGCCTGCTCTTGGGCTCTTGCTATCATGCCTATATCATCACCAGATCCTTTTAATTGACCTAACCTTGTTGCTCTATTCGCTGCTTTTGCTAATGGACTATTTCCACCTACTTTAAGTAGACGATTAGCTATAGCTAGTTCATTTTTATATGTTCTCGCCCACATTGCCATATCTCTTGCAGATTCAGCCAATTCATGTGAGTTTACTAAAGTCTGGGCTTGGACATCAAGTTTTCTTTTTTCTAATCCAGTAAGTACCTCTTGCGTCTTTACTGCTTGTTCCCCTAATTCAACGGCACTGTTAGCATTTTGAAGTTCTTGATCTTTAATTTCTGCTTGCTCTTGTTCTTTAGCTACCGCCTGAGATAACAGCTTTTGATCCATGTTTAGGATTTTTGTATGTTCCTCTGAACCTTCTTTTAAATCATTAAGCCATTTTGTTCTTATTTTTTCTTCAGCAGCCTGAACAGCCATTCTTGCAGCGTCCACGTCTAGCTTTTTCTCTTGTACTTTTAAGTCAGCTTTATCTTGGTTTGCTGCATTTGTAGCTAAGTCCATAGCAAATTTTGTTCGTACAGCTCCTTTCTCATCTACTTCTAGTTTAGCTTGTGCAAGATCAAATAAATTCTGTGATTTGTTCTCTGCTAATTTAAATCCTGCTTCTTGTAACGAATTTATATTATCCTCTAAGTTTAACTGCTCTCTTAGTTTAGAGACATACATTTTTAAATTTTCGTCGTCTTCTTTACCTTGTTTTATGAGCTCAGCATAATTCTCGCCTTGTGCCTCCCATATCTCTTGTGCTTTTTTAAGAGCATTAAGATTCATTCTACCCATAGTTTGGGTTTTGCCTGACTCTTTGGTAGCTTCTGCTTCTAGTTGTGCTTGAGTTTTAACTCCAGTAATATTGCCATCATCGTCTCTATCCCAGAAGTCAACAGCAAATTTATTTGTCTTGGCTGAACCTGAACCCCATGTTCGTCTACCTAGTTTCTTATCAATATCTCCCCGTTTCTGTCTTCTTTCTTGTTTTCTTATTTCAGTTTCAGCAAACATACCGAATTCTTTAGAAATTCTTATTCTACTAGCATCATCACCAAACATTTGCTGTAACATTGGAGACATCTCTGTCATATCTCCCTCAGCTACTCCGCCGTAAGATTCTACACCATCAAGACCTTTCTTTTTCTGTACAAGACCGAGAGCATCTCTTATGCCTGTTATTGATGCTGTAAGGTTTTTCTCTAAATCTTGATAAGGTACTTGCTTAAACTTTCTTATTGTTTTGTCTAAAGACTTGTTAAGACTTTCTTGGTTTTGTGTAAATTGTTTAGTAGCCATTCCAGCATTGATCATTCCACCAGTTACACGAGTTAATGTTCCTTCCATTGCCTCAGTAATTCTATCTCCCTTCTCCATTGTATCTGCCATTTCTTTAAACGCTGGATTGATCGTAGCTAATTCTTTTGCCATTGCTGCAAATGCTTCAATTACTTCATCATTTTCATCATTTCCTTTATCTAATTCACGATGATAAGCAGCAATTTGTTTTGGTAAATCTGCACTTTGTAATGCATTTCCTAACTGCTCTACTGACATAGTTAGATTCATTAAGTTCATGTGGGCGTATCTAACATCTGACATTCGAGAAAGTTCTTCATTAAGAGTTCCTAAGTCTTCTGTAGTTTTCTTAGTTTCTTCTCGTAATCTTTTTTCTTCTTCGTCTAAATTCATAAACCATTGAACTACAGATATTAAGCCCTGTACTACCATAGCAAATATACCAATCCAACCCATCCAAGTCATAAGCTTCATACCCCATTCAGCAGTAAAAGCCATTGCTCTTTGCTTCTGTTTTTCGCCCCATAATACTAAGGCAGTAGTTGCTTTGTTGACGGCTTGTTTCTGATATTCACCTTTAGATACAATACCTACTTGTTTTCCTGTTGATTGTCTTAAAGCCGCTTCTTGTTGTATTAAGTGACGTCTAAATGCAGCTCTTTCTTGGATATTAAATTTCTTATAAATTCCTGTCTTATCTCTCATATGACGTTTATATGCCGCAATTTGTCTTGCGTTTAATTGATTATCCCCACCTTTAAAAGATTTAACTCCTAAGCCTCTGAGCCCTTTTGCAGAAGTCTGTCTGGCTTTTACTGGATCATCAGTAGCAAACTTTGCAGCCTTCATAGCATCTTGTGCTTCTACCCAAGACTCTTTCATTCTTACATTTGCTTCTTCAAAACGTTTTGTAGAGTTCTCTACCGACTTATTCAAATCAGGTAATAAACTTTTAACAACAGGTATTACAAAAAGACCCATAGCAGCTACAAGAGCCATTGCGTTGTTCTTAAAGAAGTTAATTATTGGCATTAAACCTTCTGCTACAAAAACTTGAAACTTCATCATCAATTCATCAATTTCTTTTGTAAGCTGTCCTAGTGCAAAAGCATCAGGATCCATAACTTCCCCAATAATCTTATATTTTGTTTCTGCTTGATCTAGTACATCATTTAAAACCGCTTGGGTTCGTTCATATGCATTTAATTGATCTTTGGTTTTACCGATTGCTACTCCATATTTTGTCGTTGCGTTTTCTAGTCTTAAAACGATACCTAATTCGTCTAAGAGTTCTGGTTCCGCTTTAGTAACACCTCGAATTAACCTATTAAATGAGTCCGTAACATCTCTACCAAGTGCTAATGAAGCATTTTTTGCTGCCTCTCCAAGCTTTTCTAACGCTCCCGCACTTAACCCTGCTGCAACACCAATAGCCACACCGCTAGCTGCCTCTTTAAATTGCAGCATGTTGCCTGTAGCTTCTTGTACGTTTCGGGTAATAGTTTGGTATGCGACGCCTGTAACGGCTCCGAATTGTTTTTGACCTTCGATGAGGTTTCGAGTCTCGAATGAGCTCTTTAAAAATTGGAATGCAGCTGAAACGGCAAATACTTGAGCAGCAATTGTTGCATAGACAGCAACTATACCACCTTGCATGGTTTGTGCTTGCTTACTAAAGTTTTTAGTTGCGTTTGATGATTGCTGAGTTACACCCTTTATTCGTCTATCAGTACTTTGAGAAGCATTTCCAAGCCCGCCCATTTCTTTAGCGAGTTTTTGTGCTTCTTTTCCTGTGACTTTAAAACTACCACCATCTGTAGTGGTAATTACAATCTCAGCGGCGTGTATCTTTTTGCCTTTTGCCATTTTATGTTTACTTCATTCCTCGCCTTTGTTGGGCGTCTTGCTTTCTTTTAAGCGACTCGTTGATATTTACCATACTTGCCGACTCTATAAACTTTAAGAAAAAGCAAACAGTTCTTCTATCCGCAACGGGGATCTGATTTATATTTAACAGAGGTTCTAACGCGGACCAATCCTTCCCCATGTATTGACCACTGGCTCCGTCCCACTTATCAGGTAACATTAAATGGATAAGAAACGCTTCCTGTACTTCTAGAGGAAAATCATCTAGCTCAGGAGGCATTTCGTCAATGTTAGGGTCTTGACCTAACTGATCCATCATTTGAAGATATTGATCAGTAGTTATACTGTCTTGATAATACCTATCAATTAAAGCAAGTATCCATTCTACTTGCTGTTGGTAAAATTTTCAAGATCACCCACCATTTCTGTAACCCAAGTATCAAAATCGGGAGAATTCTTCATTAAAACTTCTACATTTTCTTGTGTAAAGTCTAATTCGGATTCTTCTTGTTCAGGAGTTAATTCACCTAGTAATAGCATATTTTTTGCAAATCCTAGTTTAAATCCTGTCCAACCTTTAATAACTGCTTTAGTGTATTCTTCTAAAAACTTATCATCGTCCATCTGTTCTTCATAACTTCTAGTCTTCTTATTGAAAACTTGTTTTGTACAACGATTTCTGAGTTTCATTAGTTCTTCCCTTGCTAAGTAGCAAAGTGATACACTAAAATCATCACACCCTGGGTATTCAAACTCTACAGTTTTACTGGGAGTCATAAGACTCTTAAGCGATACTGGTTGAGCAGGTGTCTTTTTTACTGTTGTTTCGTTCATTCTGTTCTATTCCTATAAAAGGAAGGCCGGGGGTTGCCCCCCAACCTTATATTGTTAATTTAAGTTACCTACGACTGGTATGTAACTACTACTTCTGATTCGCCCGATGCTATCGCGCTGTCAGAAATGTCTTTAGGTAATCCGTGGAAATTTACATCTAAACTAATCACATCTTCAATAGAGTGCGTTGGCAACTCTAAATGTGCTTTTGGAATAGATACATCTATACGAGGTGTTTGCCCCGCTCCACCGATTGAAAAGTCTAAATCGAAAGCATTAGTAATTGTACTTGTGCCTTCTAATAGATCTTCAAATAATTCCGCAGATCCTTGATCTACAGTATTAAGATAACAAGTAAAGTTTCCACTTACTGATCTTGTACCCATAACATGTCCTAGAGGTTGGTTAACAACTCCTAGAGTTTCTGGTGTTAAATAACTAAGATTATTTTCAATAGTTATATTTCCACCTGTTAGGGTTAGTAAATAAGTTGAGTCGGAACCTATAGATTCTCCGACTGATTCAGAAACATCATATGTTGCTGTCATACTTGTTAATTTTTGTCTAACAAAGTTAGAAGTACTAGTTACTCCTTCGTTAATAAGACCCATCTTTGTTTCACCGTCTGTTGTAGTATCGAGAGCTGCTTGTTCTGATATAATTGCTCCTTGACCTGACCAAGCAACTTGTGCTAGTCCGTCAATGTCAAAGTCTATCGAAGCAGACCCTACTGAACAATCTGCAATTTTGTAAATTGTTACATTACCATCAGCAGCAGTATCATACTGTGATACTGTTGCGTCATTCGCTGCTCCAAGCACAAAGAATAAATCAAATACTCCAAGTGCTACCATGTTTGAATTTTCAAAATTAAACACGTTTGGTTCCCAAGATGAAGCTGTTGGTGCTCCCGTTCCACCTGTTGCTAGGTTATACGTGGTTGCACTCATAGCGCCCCATAAAGGTCCTTCTACTGCAAACTTTTTGCTAGTACCTGCGTGTCCATTAGACACATAAGCATTTGCGTTTGCACTTGTAGTCGGTCTCATATAAGTACTGAAACTCCATTCAGCAGGAGCAAAAGAGTCATTGAACATAGCTCGTCCTCTCTTACTTCTGAGGTTTGACCCATCTGCAGCCTCGTTCAGAGTAATCTCTGAAGTATTGGTTGCCTGGCTGAATGAAAATCCATCTAGTACGGGTATTTCATAAAGTGCATCGTCTGTGCCTACTGCACTCGCGTGAAACTTCATAAATACTTTGGTATCTCTACTAAAATGAAATGCCATTATTTTCTCCTATCGTTCTCTGAAAAGAGCCTTGCTATATGTTTATAAAGCTTAGCCATTTTCTAGTATCGGATCTCTACGACGACTTCTCCTACGCCGAGAGGCTCCAAAACGCCTTCGTCCGTGTCGACTGTCAGAATTGTTGTCTGAATTGTCGTATGGGACGCTCCTGTTGAATCCGTATATGTGATTGGATCATAATCCTCCATTACAGTTTCAACATCTTCTAGTAACTCTTCTAGTGCTAAAATGACGTCATCATTGTCGTTCACATAACATCTAATAGTTACTCGTAAAAATCTAAAGCGGAATCCTCCGCCATCATATTCTCTAGTCTCTCCACCCGCTCCTACTTGGATAGATGGAAATTCCGTTGTTTCGTCCCAAAACCTAAGTCTGGGACTGACATCTGCAACAGCTGTTCTCATTGGAGGACTGCCGTTTAATGTCTGTTCTAACTTCTCTGCGATTGCTCCTACTATGGCTCGTCTACGCGTTGAATATTTTCTTGCTGTAGTTGCGTCCATTATACTCTCCTAATCGTATGAGGTTGTCTCCCTAAAATCGCCGTTGCTATCTCTCTGATACTTTCCCCAATTATCTTTCTAGGATCTCTCATTGTACTACCTTGTTTAAAACCTGGCTCAAAAGTTTGGTATGGATTCTTCATATAAGTATAGTCTACTTCCGTTCCTCCTCTCGGCCCTTGAGTAACCATCTGTACCCTAGCTGAGTTTGCAAATCTACCTGTTCTATAATTTAAAGCAGGTGAACCCATATTCATTGCAACTTGTTGAGGTAGTGCCTCATTAAGCAGGTTTCTTAAAGCTACAGGGCTTTGGGCTACTTTACTTTGTGGTTGTGTTCCCGCCGCTCTTCTTCTTTTCTGTGTTCTATCTGTGGCTGCTCTTGCTAAAACGATACCTTTACTTATAGTCTTAGCTTTTCTTTTACCCGCCTTTTCTTTTGACTTTTTCCTAACTTTAGCGTCTTTATTTGCTTGTTTTAAAAGTCTTTTATTTACTTTTAATCTAAAATCGGGTCTAGTTCCTTTAATTTTTAAAATCTGCTCAATCAAGTTTTTCTTTACTTGATTTTCTATTATCTTGCCTCTAGGCGTAGATCCTGACATCTCTGTCCATTTTGCTAATTCTGTCTTTTTACTGATTCCTTTTAATAAAGCAGGTTTAACTTCTCTTTCAACAAAGGCTTTTATATTTTTCTCTATTCCAGGTCTATCATAATTACCTTCTTGAAAGTCTTTATTACCTTTAGGATCTGTAGCATGTATATGAACAACTACTTCTTCATTAAACTCCCATTTATCAGCAGTTCTATATTGAGCTAACTGATATCTGTTCTCTAAGTAGTTTGTAATCATGTCTCTTGCAACAGTTACTTTGTTTGTTATTTCTTCAGAGTATGTTTTATCTGCTGTTGTTGCCTTCATTTGCTCAAAGTTTCTAGCCATAGCTAAAACTGCGACTGTTGTCTGGTTTTTAGTACCTTTTGGTCTAACTATTCCCATCTTTTCGCCATCAGTTCCTACAACCTGACCGGCAAATACTTCCATTGCCTCTCCATGTGCTTTAACAGGAGTAACTTTACCTTTCGCTTCCCGCATAGTTGTATCGCCACTACCACCTTTCATTCGTGCGGCTGCGTGTTCACAATACCTAGCAAATTCTTTAAAAGCAACAGTTCTTGCATTTGAATAAAGCTTTTTAGTACAATTATTTACTAAGTTATAATACTTACCTGTCCCATTACCATTATCATCAATATACTCTTTCATTGCTCCTATGGTACCTACTTTCAATAGTATTGAGATTGCACTGCCATCGCTTCCTGACATATTACTTCTTTGAAATTCAGCAACACCTTTCCAAGTTGACCGCCATATTTTAAAGATTTCGTCTTTTATAAGCATCTTTTCTTTAACGCCTTTTTCTGCGCAGTCTCTAAAACATTCTCTTAATGAGCCACCAAATGCAGTTTCTACATCTAAATCCATTTGTGCACACTCTGCTTTACTAAATCCGTTTTTCTTTTGGTACTCTAAATAGTTAGCACTTATATTATTTGCTAATGTTGCTCTACAGACAGGTAAACTATAAGTATATCTATGCTTATGGAGACGATCAAAGATGCCTCTTAAGTTCATATCTATTTGTTCTATCAGTAAATCTGCGACATCATCAATCATATCACGACTCTATGTAAATCTAGTACTCTTTTGATATGATCTGGAAAGTCAGTACTATTTCGAAGACCTGCAGTAGACTGATTCTGTACACTT